CTGCCTTGCTAATTTGGTCTATTCTCCATACTTTTAAAGAATTGTAAACATTTCCGTTATATTCCCTACCCTCCACATTAAAATGGCAGTCAACCTCATCACCAACTGAAAATGGATCAATTAAAATTGTCTTGTCATTAATTAACTGAAATTCAACAACGGTTGGGTACTTATCCCCTGTCTCAATAACAAATTTACGGATTGCAAACTTTGGAGTTTTTTGCTCGGTACTCCCTACCGACTTAATTTTTCCTTGAATATTCATAATTTTTTAATTTTTACAAATATAATTTTTTTTATATATGGTTTGTAATTAACTTTTCAACATTAAAGTGTCAATAGTGTTTATAAAAAACATTTGGAAAGTAATTAGTGTATGTATTTACTTTGCATTTTAAACACAACAATATTATGGAAATAGAAAAAAACATCCCAATACCTTGCACTTCTGGAAGAGGAAGAAAAACAGAATATCATCTGCCCGAAATGGAGGTGGGTGATTCTTTTTTTGTTAAAGGGGAAAATAGTAAATATTTAGCAAAAATATTTTACCAGAGAAAAAAAATGAATTACAAACTAACAGCTAGAACCTACCCAGATGGTGTAAGGATTTGGAGAAAAGCGTAATTTAATTACCTTTGTTTCGTTGGAGTAGAGGCCGGCAAAACTAAAACACTATTAGCCCTGTTGAATAGGCGAGTCCTCTACCTCCCTGTTCTTCGGGGCATTTTTTTCGCAAATATGAACACAGGACAAATAATTAAAGCTAAGTCTGAAAGGGACTTCACAATGTTGAGTAATAAATTACTCCAAGACTGCACGTTAACTATTGAAGAAAAGGGTTTGTTGGTATACTTATTAAGTTTGCCATGTGACTGGGTTCTTTATAAAAAACATCTCCCTGAGAAGACAGGAGAGTCTAAGGGGACTATAGATCGTGTATTTAAGCAGCTCCAAGAAAAGGGGTATATTGTCTCTGTCAAGGTTATTGACGAGGATACTAAGTTATTTAAAGGGTGGAATCATATCGTTCATGAAATACCGACATCGGCAGAAACCGACATTCAGAAAACACCGACATCGGCTTTTACCGACCTCGGTCAAAGTATGCCTATACAAATACTAAATACTAATACAAATAATAATAATAATACAAATATTATAGGGAAAGCACGTTTTTCTCCACCAAGTCTTGATGAGGTAAAGGCATTTTTTAGAGAAAGAGGGTATCGTGAGGATGTGGCGAAGAAAGCATATGACTATTACACAGATGGTAAATGGCACGATAGAAATAACAAACCAATTAAGAATTGGAAATTGAAAATGCATATTTGGTTTAAGGATGAGAATAAAATACAGGAAGTAAAACTAAAAGTTAGAACTGCATTTGGAGATATAATCGAAGTGTCTAAATCACAATATGATTCAGCAGAACCAGGATTCTTTAAACAAATATAACAATGGACAATTTTCAAAAACTAACAGCACTTGGAATTGAGTGCAAAAATACATCGGCACAACAAAAGGTAAATTGTCCTTTCTGCAAGGATATAAGATCCAATAAAAGAGACAAATCATTAAGCGTGAATGTAGAACTTGGGGTCTATAAATGTCACTACCCAAACTGCGAGGCTTTTATGGGAAAGAGTGTCTCCACATTCGAAAGAAAGCCTGAATACATATTGCCGGTATCTAAACTTCAAAAAGTTAGCGACAAAGTCCTTTCTTGGTTTGAGTCAAGAGGTATCTCTAATAACACACTCCTTCAATTTAAAGTTACGGAAGAAGATGCATATTTTCCTCAAGTACAAGAGAACAGGAAGGCAATATGCTTTAATTACTTCAGAGGACCGGATCTCATAAATATAAAATATAGAGACGCAGCCAAGAATTTTAAGATGGTGAAAGATGCAGAACTCATCATGTACAATCTGAACGCAATAGAGGGTTATAATTGGTGTGTAATTGTTGAGGGGGAGATGGATGCCTTGTCTATGCATGAGGCTCAAATTTACCCTGTTATAAGCGTTCCTAATGGGGCAACCAAGGGTAATCAGAATCTTAAATATTTGGACAACTGTATTGACCATTTCAAAGACAAGGATAAAATTATAATATTTACAGACAATGACTCATCTGGACTTTCTCTAAGAGAGGAGTTAGCAAGACGTTTAGGGAAGGAAAGGGTGTGGTACATTAATCCAATAGAGGGATGTAAAGACGCAAATGATATATTAATCAATTATGGAATTGAGGCACTTCAAAAAGTAGTTGCAGAGAGTTACCAAGTGCCAATAGAAGGAATAGAGAAAGTACATGACGTAAAAGATAAGATACTTGACATATATACGAATGGATTTCCACATGGACTTAAAGTTGGTTATTCGGAATTTGATGACCATATGAGTTTTAGAGGTGGCGAATTTACAATAATTACAGGAACACCTAACGCAGGTAAGTCTACTTTTTTGAGCAATGTATTAGTTAGGCTTGCCTCAAAGCATGGGTGGAAAATAGCTATGTTCTCTCCAGAGAAACAGCCTACAGAGATATTATTCTCTGAGTTAGCCGAAATATATATTGGGAAGTCATTCTCTTCATACAATCAAATTCTCAAAATGTCTAGGGAGGAACTACAAAAAGCTGAAGACTTTGTTGACGAGAATTTTTTCTTTATGAAGATAGATGAAATAGATGTGACCATAGATGGAATACTCGCCAAAGCATCTGAACTAGTTCAAAGAAATGGTATAAACTGTTTAGTGATAGACCCATGGAATTATGTAGAACATAAATACGAAAGAGGAACTAATGAGACACAATACATATCAGAGGCACTCACTAAAATTAAAAGGTTTAAGGATAGGCTTGGAGTTCATGTGTTTGTAGTTGCCCACCCAACTAAAATTAGAAAAGAAAATGGATCTTATGTAGTCCCAACTCTTTATGACATTGCAGGGTCTGCTCACTTTTTTAATAAATGCGACAATGGATTCGTAGTGTATAGAGACTATGCTACTGGTCAAACAAAGGTTTATATTCAAAAGATAAGGTGGTCATTCATAGGAAAAGTTGGAGACATTAATTTTATGTATGATGTGGCGTGTAAAAGATTTACGAGCATTATGGATGATAAATATTCATTCAACCCAATGAATGACTATGAACAAATACAAGACGATATCACATACGATGAAAATATACCATTCTGATCCGGCAATGCAATTAGCACTTCGGCAAGTAGCCATAACAAAGTATAAAGATGGGGAATTATTAGGGTCAAAAGAAGATTTTTTAGAAAATATTGAAGCTGTTTATATCTCTGTTGATAAAAATTATGATAAAATTTTAGAAGTTTTATTTGCATTTTGTGAGAAAAATGTTAGATATTTGCGAAAACATAATTTAATAGAACAAAAAGTAAATGAAGAAATAATACTAAAGGCAAAGAAAAGAACGTGCAGAGAATTGGGGATATTAAAACCAAATATGAGCGAAAAGTATAAAAAAAAATATCTTCAGAATCTGTACAAGTATGTTTACTGGGAGTTCATTAAATCACACACATTAGAAGAAGTACAACTTAAATTTAACAAAATATGAAAACAAAAACAATCCACTTTCTGGACATATTGGAATATGTGCCGGATTCAAAGAAAAACCAATTTATTACAGACTTGGTTATTTATGTGCCTCACATTCAATCTGAGGCTGAAAAGTATAAGAATATTGTACACGATGTAAACTTTGGCAAAGAGAGAAAAGAATATGTAGATACAATCAGGAAAGTGAGTAAGATGATTTGGAACAATGATGACAGCACAAGAAGAGATTTAAGAAATGTTCAGGCTCGTCAAATGATGTACTATTTTCTATACAACACATTACCACTTTCCTATATGGAGGTTGGAGGATATTTTGATAAGGATCACTCTACAGTTATTCATGGAATAAAGAGATTTACATCTGACATGGAAACATCTCTTAGAACCCGACTAATGGTTGAGTTATTTGTAACAAAAATGGAAGAAAGTGGTTACAGACAGCCTAGAAGAGCATACGAATTATTAATGAATAACATTGAAGTTTATGGAAATAGCAATCAGTAAGCCACACAGCACAACATTTGAGTTTGAAGGGGAGTGTTTTTTGGATATGAAGTATTCATTCACCCTCACAAAAATTGTAAATAATGAAGGCACGCATTACTTTGTATCTGCTCATCCACACTCTTCAGAAAATAATTGGGAGGATTGGAACAATACAAAGCAAAATGTCATTGAAAATATAATAAAAAAACACTTTGAACAAAATGGAGCAGAATAATACCGAAAATATAGATGTCAGATATGAATATAAACAGTCTGAAATAGTAAATGAAGTTCTTTCTGATATCAAATTTAGAGAAAAGAAAGGATTTCTTCAATATGGAACTACTGTTGATCGTACTGACTATGATTTAAAGATGTGGTTGAAAGAGGCATATGAAGAGTGTTTAGATATGGCTGTTTATCTAAAAAGTGCAATTAACAAAATAAATAAAAAATGAGATACGGATCTGTATGTAGCGGAATAGAAGCAGCCACTATGGCATGGCATCAATTAGGATGGACTCCGCAATGGTTTTCTGAAATAGAGCCTTTCCCATCAGCAGTTTTACAGCACCATTACCCCAATGTGCCTAATCTTGGGGATATGACTAAAATTCACTCAAATCCTATTTTTAATGAAACAACTATCGATGTTCTCGTTGGAGGAACTCCCTGCCAATCATTCTCAGTCGCAGGTCTCCGAAAAGGAATGGAAGACCCTCGTGGTAACCTGGCCCTTGAATTCTGCCGACTTGCTTTCAAAGCAAAACCCAAATGGCTCGTATGGGAAAATGTCCCCGGTGTTTTGTCAAGTAACGGAGGAAAAGATTTTGCTTCCCTCCTCGGGGCGTTGGGGGAACTCGGGTATGGGTTCGCATACAGAGTTCTTGACGCTCAACACTTTGGAGTCCCACAAAGACGCAGAAGAGTCTTTCTTGTCGGATATCTTGGAGATTGGAGACCTGCCGCAGCGGTTTTATTTGAGTCCGAAAGCCTGCTCGGGTATAATACGAAGAGCAGAAGTAAGGGGCAAAAAGTTACCAGAGAGGTTGAGGGAAGCTCTACTGCATACCGTAAATCAAGCAGAGCAACAACCAAAGACGGATTAGAAACTTGGGTAGAAGATCAGGTGTCAAATACATTAAATTGTTTTGATGTGGGAGACGTTAGGTCTACTATGTCTGTTGTGGAAAATGGGTCTTGGTGGGATGGAGGACAAACAGCAGCAAGTTTAACTACTCGTTGCCATGACCAATATATGCCTGACAAGGGACACTTCTCTGCTGTGATTCAAAAAGATAATTCTAATTCAGACCCTATTATTAATATATCACCAACTATTAAAACTTCAAAAGGAAGTAGAGGAGGATGTAGTTTGGAAGCAATAGATGAGATTAAAGCTGTTTTTTATAATGATAAAAAAAATAATGAAATATCTGCTGTAATTCAGAGCGAAGAAAAGAC